CTTGCCCAGCGAACAGTCCCACCGGGCCTTGCAGCCGACAATCCGCACGTCTCCCAGCATCAGCAGGGTTTCGCCGTTGGCGTGGCGGATCACCGGCTCTGCGTTGTAGGCAACCATGCGCTCGGGGTTCAGGCGCTGTTCTCCGACTGGCTTGCTGTGCAGTTGGTACTGGCTGTCCCATTCGTTGATCGTGCGAGTCTTGCGCCTACGCTTGAGCAGTTCGGCATGGTCGAAGCGTTCCGGCCAGGCGCACCCGGCGTAGCAGTCCACCAGCCCCATCGGCGGCTCGGCGAACTCGATGCCGTCCTGGGTGTTGCGGTAGTCCACCCCGGCCACCAGCAGCCGCGCAGACTTGCCGATGCCGAAGAACACCAGATCCGGCACGAACGGCACGGCGTAGCGGGTCTTTGCCGCCTCCTCAATGCGATGCTCGCGCTCGAACATGCGGATGGTCAGGCAGTCAGCGCCCAGCTTTTCCTGCTCGTCGTACAGGCTGTCATGCGTGTGGGGTGTTCCGATGAACATCTGTTTCGCTCCGGGCACCATGATGTGCACCTGTTCGCCCAGGCGGTTGCGCATCTTCTCGCGCGCCTCGGGGTTGCTTATGTTCTTGGGCACCTCCACGTCATCGTTCTGGCACTCGTCGGCCCGGCTCGATGTGGTAGTGGAGGTGATCCCCTTGGCGAACATGGAAGCGTTGCGGGGATCGTCCGAGCCCTCGACCCACCACTGCTCTACCGGGCCCGGCCTGTCGGGCAGCATGCCGGTTGTCCAGGGGTGATTGCGCAGGACGTGCTGCGTGTCGCGGCTGGTCTTGTAGGCCATCTGGTCGTCCGCGCCCTGGTGCAGGATGCGGTGCGTCGGGTCGCGGTAGTAGCGCCATGCGTTGTAGACCGCCAGCAGCGTGGACTTTCCAAAGCCTCGGAAGCACCGCAGCACGGCCAGATCGCCGCAATGCTCCAGCCAGTGGCATGCCTGCACATGGATGGCGGGAACGTCCCAGCGTTTGACCTCGGCCCACTCCAGGAAAAACGCGATCAGGGACGCCTTATTTTTTCCCGATGGCGCGCTCATCGAAAGCCGTCTTTCTTGCTTTCTTCATCACGCCATCCAGCAGCGCCTGCGCCTCGCGTTCGCGCTTGGCAATCTGCTTTTCGATGTCCACCTCCTGCGCTGCCGGCTCGCCGTCTGCCGGGCTGTAGCTCAGGGTCGAGGTGGTGCGCTCCAGCAGGGCAAAGGTTGCGGCTGCGTTTTTCTTGCACCAGTAGCGGTCGCCCCGTGTCTCGCGGTCAACGTCAGCCAGCGGAACGCCAGCGCCCGGCCACATGTCCGGGTCGGCTTCCTCCAGCACGACCTCGGCGAGTTTCTCCTGCAGCTCGCGCAGGCGTGTGATCTGATCTGGTCGCATGTCACTCTCCTATCATGTTGCCGAAGTCCGGCGCGCGGTCTGGTGCGGCCTCGCCCGGTGCCCAGAAATACCCTTGGCCAAAATCCTTCTGCGCCCGCTTCTGCATGCGCGAGAGGTAGCCAGGGTTTGCCGCTTCCTGCAGGTTGTGAAGGACCCAGTGTTCCCACAGCGCCCGCGTCTGCCACAGGTTTGCATAGGGCAAGTTGCTGTTCGTCAGGCGGATCGCTTCGCTGCCCATGTCGGTGTTTTCTCCCTCTCTGGCTTCCTTCAGGTTGCCGACCGTCAGATCCAGCAGCCCCCCAACAGCGCCGCCAGATGGGCCAGCCACCGCGCCCAGCACGTTTTCGAACTCGCGACCCTTGAATGTCCCGCCTTCTGATTTCAGAAACACATCGCCGATGTACCCCAGCCCGCCGCCCTGCAGCGCAGCGCGCTCCCAGAATTTCTGCTCCGTCATGTCAAACGGGTCTTTGCCCTGCACAAGCGCTTTGTTTTGCAAGACCAATGCGCCCAGCATCATCAGAGACACATTCAGCGCAGCCAGAACCGCCACTTTGTTGACCGCTGCGCCGCCCGCAGACTCTGCCCCGAAACCTGCCGGCGCACCCTCCAGCCCTTGCGGCGTCTCGAACACCCGCGCCCAGTGCCGGGTCAGCATGGCGGTCGGAAAAGACTTGAACTGCCAGAACGCCCGCGCAGCCTCGCCACGCACCGTCCCGGCCGGCATGCCCCCTGCGGTCACAATCGCCCGTGTGGCAAGGTCGGGATTGATGACGGCAAACTGCGCCTCGTCGGACACGAAGGCCATCCAGCGGTTGGCGGCCGCGCGTGCATTCGGGTCTTGCACGGCCTCGATGGCGTCCCGCGTCAGGTACTTGACCCCGTTGCGGTCGGTCGGCGTGGCTTGGCTGATTACCTGCCAGTCGGCCTCGGTGACGCCCTTCCTTTGCATCAGGAAGCGATCCCACTCGGTTAGGTCGCCCCAAGCCTTGCCCGCCTTCTTGGCAAAGCCCTGCATCATGGTTGCCGAGAATGCCCCGCGCAGGCCATCGGTCCAGGCGTTCATGAGCGAGAGCTTCATCACCGATCCAGCCACTCGACCGGACAGGCTGTGCGTCAGGTTGTCGCCCGTCCAGCGGTTCAGCGTGGAAGTGACGGCCTCCCCGATCACGCCATGCACGCGCAGGAAATCGCGCTGCTCCCGGCTGAACTGCTTGCCCAGGTTCTTGAGCATGTCGAAATACGGCAACTGGTTGTAGTGCAGGCTGGCCGCAACGGTCGCAATGTCGGTAGTGGATGACAGCACCGCGCCGCCCAGCTTCGCTGCCGTCTGCAGGTTGCGCAAGTCCTGGCCCAGCCGGGCAATCCCCAGGTTCTCCGGGTTGCCGCTCTTGCCCGACACGATGGCCCAATAGGCGTCCGGCATGTTGAGCTTGACGCGCTCTGGCATTGGGTTTGCGCCCTTGCCATCGGCCCGCGCTGCCATGTCGTTCTGCACCCGGAACTGCTGCTCTGGGTTTGGGCCAAAGTTCTCCACCAGCCCGATGTCGCGCGCCATGCCGCCGATGTGGCCCATCATGGAGTCGTACAGCGAGCCCTGGCCGAACTCGTTCATGTACTGCATCCACGCGTCCCCATCGCGGAAGTGCAGCACCCGGGCCTCGCTGCCGCTGTTCGCCCTGGCTCCAGACCCTCGGAACTGCCCCGGCGCGACCTTGTTGCCACCGCCCGTTGCGATGGTGTCGTGCGCGGCCTCCAGCATCTGCGTGATTTCGGGCAAGTCCATCAGGCTCCCGTCCTCGCGCAGGTACTGGTTGCGGTCCATCAGCGGGGCCACCTTCTGCGCCCAAGCCTGTGCACCAGCATCGCCCACCTTCACGGCGTCATGGGCCTGCGACAGGTAGCCGTAGCCCAGTTTCCCGATGTCGCCGCCCGCCGCGTTGAACCGCTGGCGCATGCCCTCGATGGTGTCCAGCCACGCCTTCGCCGCAGCCTTCGCCGCTGCGTTGCCGGTGTGGCCGTCTGCCAGCCTGAACACCTCGCGCACAACGTCTGCCGTCATGGCCGGGTTATCCAGATCGAAAATGCGCATCCCCAGGTTTCGCAGCAGGCCCGTGCCGTCGCGGTTGCCAGCGGCCTCCAGCAAGTCGCCCAGGTTGGAAATGGAATCGTTGCGCGTGGCGTCGATGTAGCCCTGCACGTTCTCGATGTCGCGCACCAGGCCGGCCGAGCGGCTCACGTCGGAGAGTTGCATCTGCTGCTCGATGCGGCTGTTTGTCTCCGCCGTGCGCAGGATTTGCAGAGAAGCCCGGTATTCCTTGAGCGCCGCCGCCTTCTGGATGTCTGCCATTGCCTCTACGGACGCCTCGACCATGCGCTGATCCTTGGACATGCCTTGCCACCGTTGCCGGTCACGGCGTGCCAGTTCCCGCATCTTGGAGGACAATGCGTCGTCAATGGCCTTGATCTTGGCAGGAGTCAGGGCCTTGCCTGCTGCTGCCGTCACTGCCGCGATGCAATTGGGGTTCATCTGGAAGACCTTCCTCGTTATCTGAAACTGGCCGGCTTGCTGGTCATCTTTTTCGGCATCGTCCCGCTGGCCGGCTTTCTGGTGTCCGGCTCGCCGAAGCACGCATGGGAGTACAGCAAAATCTGGCTGAAGTGCATGGCGATCCTCGCGGCAGTCGGCGGCGTGCTGTCGCTCATTGCGCTTGCCGGATGAGCTTGGCGCGTGGGCTGCGGACCAACTGCGGCCCGATCTGAATCCGCGCCAGCAGCTTGACGGCCTGCAGCAGCGCATCGCGGTCCATTGAATCCGCCGTTGCCAGCATCTCGGCTGGCGCTGTAATGCGTGGCCCGGCAGGCTTGATCTTCAGGTTCACAATTGCGGCCACAACCACCGGGGGTCGTTCTACGCGCGCAGGAGCAGGCGCGGCCGCAACAACCAGATCGACCGTCTCAACGGCGACCACGACAACCGGGGGCCGCTCTGCACGCGCACGGGCCGGTGTAGCCGCGACAACCAGATTGACGGACTTCCTGGGCTTGGCAAGGGTCGAGCGCGGGGCAAGCGCAGACACTGGCGCAGCAGGTTCTGGCGTCGGCTTGGCCTCGGGCGGCACCGGCAGCAGTGCAGGCTCTGGCAGCGGCACATCGTAGTCTTGCCAGCGGATGCGCCTGGCTGGCATCTTCTTGCCGCCGCCCAGGCTTTCCACATCCCCGGTGATCGTCAGCGCAAGCGAATCCGCCGTGTGCGCGTGGAGTGCATCGGCGATGGTCAGGCTGGTGACCGTGACGATGGACAGAGTGAGGTTGTCGGCTGCGTGTGCGTGGGTCGCGTCCGCAATCGTCAGGCCGGTCGAGGTTGTGACCGTAAGGTTGTCGGCGGTGTGCGCGTGCGTGGCTTCTTGGATGGTTAGGTCGGCCGGACCACCCCCAGCCGCAGCGCCGATCAGGTCATCAACAAAAACGCCCTCGACTACCGCCTCGGCATCAAACCACGCCTCTGGCCGTAGCGTCTCGTCAAATGAGCCGATGCGGGCCATGGCTTACCAGGTGTAGACGATGCAGTACCCGCCGCCGCCTGCACCACCGTTTCCGCCCAGGCCAGGGTTCATGCCGACGCCACCGCCGCCGCCACCGCCTCCACCTCGGCCACCGTTGCCGCCGTCGCCGCCAGCCGTGGATGCTGTAATCGTCGTTCCGCCCCCGCCGCCACCGCCGCCGCCGCGACCGCTATTTGCTGCCGCGCCATTGCCGCCAGCGGTCGGTGCGGCGCCATCGGTGCCGACTGCTGCGCCACCGCCTGCCACGTAGACGCCGGACCGTCCACCAGCACCGCCAGCGATGATTGCAGGCGTTGCGTTGTGTCCGCCGCCAGAACCTCCGCCACCGCCGCCGCGCAAAGAAGACCCGCCAGCACCACCAGCGACAGGAGTTGCCGCCGAACCAGAGCCGGCAGCGCCGCCCCATTCCGCATTGCTAGTGGTGGACACCGCTGCGGTGCCGGTGACGCCCTGGCCGCCTGCCCCGTTGGTCGCGGCAGTGGGCACGCCACCTGCGCCGCCTGATGTGGTGCCAGTGGCACCAGCACCACCGCCGCCACCACCACCGCCGCCGCCGGTCACTGCTGCAGAGATCGCACCGCCCGCACCACCACCACCGCCGAAGGCAGTGACCCAGGCGCCGAATGTGCTGTTGCCTCCAATACCACCAGCGCCACCGGCAGCACCCGCCGCGCCTCTTGCTCCAGCCGTACCGCCAGTGCCGAGCGTGACTGCTTCAACGCTTGCCAGATCCGATGCGGCGAACATCGCACGGACACAACATCCGCCTCCACCACCCCCGCCACCCTTGGCAACCACAGCAGTTGCAAGCGATGCACCAGCGCCCCCTCCACCGCCGCCGCCCCAAATCTCCACCATCACCGCCGTTGGGGTGAACGATGTTGGTTTGTTCCAGTTGTCGGAGATGGTGAAGGTCTGAATGTCTGCGTTTCCACCGGCACCCTTTTCCAGCGCAATGCCGGAGTCATTCAGGTGTTTCCAGCCCGAGCCGTCTACCCACTGCAGAACTTCCTTGAACCCAAGCGTTGCCTGCAC